TTGAGTGTAAAAAGGATGTGTTTCATTACTTGTTTTGTGGTTGTGCAATGGCACAGATATACTTTGCCGTTGGCATGTCTGCCTCAAACAATTTCTTTGCCTCGTTCTGAGATGCTGCCATGACTTTCTTGAAGTGATGACGATTCCCCGTGCTGTTCAGGGTGTAGGTAATTTGATAGGGGTACTGTTTCATGGCTCTAGTGCGATAAAGTACTTGATGTCTTCTCCGACGAATCTCGCAACTGAAGGATTACTAATAGTAACACTGTAATCACCAGGAAGCAGTTTGAGATTTTCGACTTTGAAGCAGTGACAAAACTCTTTGTCAGTTTCTCCAACTTGCACGGAGTAAGTGTTTGATGTTTCATTCTTCTTGTCAGTGACGCAGAGAGAAATCTTACCATCTACACCATTCACACACAGGTCTTCTACACGGTACACTGCAGCAGCACGTTGGAGTTGAACCAAGTCTTGACTCTTAAGGGTGAAAGAGACATCTTCAGTGGGAAGGTCAATGTCACGGTCAGGTGCTTGAGTAATAATATCGGGGTCGGAGTAAAAATATTTGGTTTTAGACTTACCAGCAACATCAGAGATAAGAACGAAGTTCTTGTTAGTGGTGTTGAAGGTGGGTGCCTCAAACAGACTCAAACCGCCGAGGAATGCACTCAGGTCATAGATAGCGAGCTCACTCTCAAAGGTTTCTTCTACATTGGCAGTAGCAAGAATGTTCTTGTTGATGCTCAGGGTAGAAACTTTGTTGCCAGGTTTGATAACGATGGACTTATTGATAGAACAGAAGTTCTTAAGGACATCAATTGTGCGGCGGGAAATAACAGTCATCGATTAGGATACTCCTCACGGGTTGCATTTTTATCATTGAAGTGTAGCAGCAGAAGTGCATAGTGCAGGATTTTAATAATGTCCCGCCGTGCGCTACCCTTCTTATCATAACGGGAAGCATACTTCAGGATGTTACTCCGACAGAACGCTTCACCATCTCCACAGGATTCAATCAAATCAAGGGTTTGGATACCAGCATCGCCAGTGGAGTAATGCTGATTGTAAGTTCCTTGAATGTACTGCTTCAATTCTTCAAGCAGTGCTTCTTCATTGTACTTCATGTTCAGATTCATCGGAAAGGTCTTCACCAGCATCAACTTTAGTGTAGAGTTCCAAGAACGATTGCTTGGTATCCTCATCAAAACGATTTACACAATTGGTGATTGCTTTAAGTTTATCACTAAAAATACCGTACGCTTGTACGATATGAACCAAGCGACGGGTTGTAATCACTTCATCGACGCCACCATCGAAGAAGGTTTTACGGATTACACCCGCCCACTTGACGAGGTTGTCAGCGAATTCACTGTCCTCACAATCGAACCTACCCATGGCATGCAGGAGGATTTTAGTTTCGGTGGCAGCAGTAGGGTACGATTGCTCAAAGGTAATCGGAAAACGTTCCAAGAACGCTTCGTTCAGTACATTAGTACCGATGAAGCGACCGTCATCGCTGCCCTTACCCTTGGTATTGGCAGTCGCAACAACAGTAAAACCAGGAGCGGGTTGAACGTAGCGTCCAATCTTCTTGAGGAAGACACCCTTGCCTTCTAGAATAGACTGAAGGCAGAGGATTTTGTTGGAAGCAAGGTCGATTTCGTCCAGGAGCAACACTGCTCCTCGCTCAAGGGCATCGATAACGGGACCGTTGTGCCATGCAGTATTCCCATCAACAAGCCTAAAACCACCGATAAGGTCATCTTCATCAGTCTCAATAGTGATATTAACACGAATCAATTCACGCTTCAGTTGAGCGCATGCCTGCTCAACGCCAAAAGTCTTACCGTTACCAGAGAGACCAGTGATGAAGAGAGGATAGAATCGCTGAGACTGCAGAACCTTTTTAAGGTCGGTGAAGTTCCCGAACGGGACAAAAGTCTCGTCTTTATCAGGAACAAAACACTGAGTTTCCCGTACGGGAACAGCAGACGATTGATAGGTCTGCTCAAGACGTTCTTTGACAGTGAGGTTCCACTTTCCACGTCCTACTTTGTACTGCTCCAGGCGCTTGGACAGGGTAGGTACAGAGACGCCAAAGTGTGCAGCAGTATCAGAAACAACAGACGCTCCAATCTCAGGACCGTTGTTGCTCAGGATGTAGTCGCGGACTTGCTCGGTAGTCAGAGGAGACTTGGCAGGCATGGTTTGTTTCGATTACTCCGTAATTATAGCATTGAAAAACCCCCTTAGCAAGGGGGTTGGGACACTTATTTTGGCGGTTCACCAATCTCAGTTCCCCCTCCTACTGGTCGGGGGAACCCTTTAATGAAGCATCCAGGATGTTCTTTTGAAAATTGTTCACAGACCCTTGCTTGGTTAGACCCTAGCATAATCTTTTCCTTATAAAGATTTGGGTCTTGTTTAGGGCAGTTGTATTTGATTAACCATCTCATACGATTTGCTCCACGAACGCATTTAGGAGAGTCTTGTTTGTCATCTTAGAACTCATGTGCTTCTTAAATGCACGTTGTAGTTCTGCTTTAGTAGGTGCATCACCCTTCTGTTTGACATCAATGCTCTCAGTACCACCACCAAAGTTAGAATTAGGCATCGTAAACATGGTGGAGAATCCGAGTCTGTCTTCGATTTTACAGAACCTGTTCTGAGCCCACTGCTTAAGGTAGACATTCATCTCAGGACATTCATAGTCAAAGACACGACGCAGCATGTTGTTTAGTTCAGACTTACTGCAAAGACGAATACCAATCCAGTTATAGTCAGTAATCTGACGATAGAAATCTACAATCTCGGTGGTTGTAGCATATGGATTTTGATTAATCTTCTTAGAGTAACTGCTATTGCGGTCACGAAGAATCCAAACTTTATTCATACTGTGGCAAAGAAGACGATTGCGATAAACAGGACCGCATTCATAAGTATCTTCTTCGTTGTATTTAGTCATCCTGGCAGCGAGGGGATTTGCCTCACCATCAGTGAGACATATAACGTTAACTTTCTGGATGTTCTCTTCTCGCTTAAATTGCTTGACGATGTAGGGAGTACACATAACTGCTTCTGCCAGAGGAGTGCTACCCAGACCATAGAACCAGTGACCACCATGATGATGGAAACCAGAGGACACAGAATAACACTGTGCCCAGACCAGTTTCATTTGCTCGTCAAGCAGACGAGGGGACATTTTGGAACTGAAGAATTCAAACAGTTTGAAGGTCGGGTCTACTCGAAGTACACGCTCCTCTTCCTTCTGAACTTGGAGTCCATTATCCTTGTGTCCGCCGACAAAAGCAAAGACACGGAAAGGAATGGAAACTTTCCTACAGAACCAAATTAGATTGTACAGTTGCTTCATGGTATCCATAATGCAACCTGCCATAGAACCAGACCAATCAATGTGCATGATTAGACCATGGTTCTTACCATCAGGAATGATAGTAACTTTCTTAAACAGGTCTTCGCTGTACTTGTACTGGTGCAGTTTATTGGTGTCCAGAACACCAGTGCGAGAAGTAGATGCACGATGATATGCATCTGCAGACTTCTTCATCTCAAACTGCTTGACCAGATAGTTAACAGATTTCTGAGCAGATTTTTTGAACTTGAAGTAGCGTTCCATCGTCCATTGATAAGAGTTGGAACTTTCAATCTCACTGAAGTAAGCACCGAGGTCGTGGTTTACAACCTTGTAAGAATGGATAATGCTATCAAGAATGGGTTCAGGAGTACTGATGTACAGCCATTCCTTTGCGTTGTCATCGACAAGCAGTTCTTGATTATCTCTCCATGCTTTATCGGTGATAGATTCAGTCTCATCGAAAGACTCACCACCTTCATTTTCCTGCTCACGCTTTTCTGCTTCTTCCAGCATCTCTTCATGAGTCATGCTTTCGCCAGACTCTTCACCAGATTCATTGCTGGACTGAGGACTATACTCTTTGTCTTCTTTCTCCTCTGTCTCCTCACCAGATTCAGAATTATTATAGGGAGTCTCAGGGAAAGAATCTTTCTCCTCTTCTCGCTTGCTTGCCTCAGCATACAGTTGCTTGGCAAGTTCAACAACGTCCTGAAAAGTTTCAGTCTTTTCAGTCAGTTCAACCCACTTAAGTTCATCCTCAGAAAAAGGAATAGACACACCGTCCAGTAGACCAACCTTGAAGTGAAGATTGATACGGTCAATCAAAGCAAGTTTAGAAGTATCTTCGGAAAGAGTACCGAAGAAGTCGCGAGTGTTGAGTTCTTGATAACCCTTGTAGAAAGACTTACGGAGACCAGGATAGGTCACCTTCATCTTACGTTCTACACGAGCATCCTCTAGGACGTTTACGAAGTCCTTAGGAGCAGAACTATAATCCTCATTAGGAGTGTACAGTGCATGACCAACCTCATGTCCCACAAGGAGGTCATACACATCTCCAGTAACCTGCTTCCAGATAGGAAGCGCGAGAATCCGACGTTCGGTATCGAAGTAAGCAGTCGTAATTTTACGGTGCTCAACATTCAGGTTTTCGGTCGCAAGCAACTTAGCAAGAGTGCCTTTGACTTCGGTGTTGACCTGCATGTCTCTCTGTCGGTTACCCACGTATTATAGCAGCAATGGGGCACTCCGCGCAAGGGGCGGACAGTTATTTATTTGTCCACCGTGAGCTTGGAGAAGTCATTGATTTTCTCAAACTGCAGCGTACGCTGGAATCTATCCACCAGAATCTCACCCTTGTGAGAGATGACAAAGATATTAGAGTCTTGTCCCATGCCGTTCAGAATCTTGAGAAGTTCACTTGTAGAAGAATCGTCCAAAGAACTGTCAAAGACTTCATCCAGAATCAGGAGGTTCGTAGCGGCAGAGTTCTTAAGACGAGCGACTTCCCTCCAAGTAAACAAAAGCGCCAAATCAATTTTCTGCTTTTCACCCTCAGAAAAAGAAGAATAGGTGAAGTTGTCCCGAGAGCGGGACATGATTTTTTCATTGAAGTTTTCGTCAAGGGTGAAGTTGACATAGAAGTCCATGCTATGAAGATACTTGTTGATGAGTTTGTTGACAACAGGAATGTACTTTTTGATAATCAAACTTTTGATTCCAGTATCTTTCAGCAAACTAGACACAACTTTGAACTCATCACCCTGCTTAGAAACTTCTGCACAATTCTTCTTGGTATCAGAATACTCCTTAGAGAGTGCTTCATACTTTTCTTTCTCCTCGGCAATCTTGGGAGTGTTAGTCTGAAGGTCAATGATATCTTTGTTGAGCTGTAGATTATCAAACTCCAGTTTTACAATATCACGCTCAAGAGTACCCTTATCTTTCTGCAGAGCAGTAATGAGTTGGGTTGTCTTCTTGATTTCTGTCAGTTGGTCAACAACACTATCAGTGGTTGTAGATAGTTCCTCAAGGGCATTATTCAGTTCTATCTTCTTAGTAGATAGTTTGGTTGTTTTATCTTCTCGGAATGAATCACTGAGGTCCTGAGTACACACAGGACAAGTCGCATTCTTCTCAAAAAACTTTATGTCGCGGTCAACAGAAGAACTCTTATCATTCAACTTAAACTTGATTTCTTTGAGTGAATCTAGTTTTGTTGTCAGGGAATCCACATTAGCAATGGTAGATTGTAGTTGCCCAATCTCAGTATCAAACCCAGTACAACGTTGTTGGTTATCTTTTATTTTATCTTCGTTGGTTTTTACTTTCAAAAGTTTTTCATTAACCCTATCTTCGTTAACAAGTTCGAGATTCTTAATATTACTTTGTTGAAGTTTAAGTTTCTCTTCAGAAAGATGCAACATATGTTGACAATCATTCTCTCTCTGTTTGAGGTCTGTCATCCTATCTTTGAGGAGAGTGTTCATGATTGAAAACACATTAATGTCCAGTAGGTCTTCAATAACTTCCCTGCGACTAGCAGCAGGAAGTTGCATAAAGGGGACAAATGTACTGCTTCCTAGGATAACAACCTGAGTAAAAGACTTATAGTTTAGTTTAAGAACATTCTGTTCCAGGTGCTTCTGATAGTCTCTGTTTGCTGCATCTTGGTCAACCAGTTTATCGTTCTCGTAGATTTCAAAAATGCCTGGTTTGATTCCACGGCGAATCATATACTTCTTACCACCCGCAACAAACTCAACCTCAACAACAGTACTCTTACCATTGATAGAGTTTACCAGTTGTGGCTTGTTAATCTTGCGAAATGGTTTATTGAACAAGACAAAACAAAGCGCGTCAAGAATGGTACTCTTGCCCGCGCCGTTAGTGCCTACAATCAAAGTTGAACTACGCTTTGTCAGAAAAACTTCAGTGAACTGGTCGCCAGTGGAAAGGAAGTTTTTCCAACGAATGGTTTCAAATTTAATCATCTCTTGGGGGAATCAGTAGTTCGTCTGCTGGAATAATGGTATAAAAATATCCATTCATTGCACAGTTCTGAGAGACCAACTCTTCGTTGACCTCAGCAATTTCTAGTTTAGCACTATAATCTTCTGCTTGCAAGAGCTCGTAATATCTTTCTGCGTCTTCTCGTTGTTCCCACATTTGTACGCAGCGGCGTTTCTCTTCATTCTTTACAGCATAAACACCGCCAGAAATTTTGTCTATGAGTACGTACATGCTTCTAGATACAACGTCTTAATTAGAGATTTGATGTTGTCTTTATTGACTTTGAACTCGCTCTCATCTATGTATGACTCAAGCATGGTCAAGGTATCTTCGGTTTCTATCACCTCATCACACTCTAACTCAGCAGTAATATCCTCAACAATCTTCAAGTCTGCAATAGGAAACTCTTGCAGAGTTCTGACTGTGTGGTCAAAACGTTCGTAGTTATTTTTCTCTTCGACAATCAGTTTGACATAGCAGTTAGCAAGTTCCTCTTCGGGGGGAAGAGTTGTCTCATCATTGTAAAAGATTTTATGGAATGTCGGGAACGGATTATTGTAGAAGGTTGTATTAAGATTCTCGGTATCTAAAACATGGAATCCCCTCTTGGCACCGTAGTCATTCCAATATAGTTGATATGGGTTACCAAGGTAATGAACGTTGCCTTTGGTAGATTTGAAGTGGAAGTGTCCAGAGAACACTTTATCAAACTTCGAGAAGATGCTAGGGTCTAGAGCACCCTTCATTGTAAATCCAGGGATACTCTCAAACCCGTTAAGCTCAAGATGGCCAAAGCAGACCCTAGCAGTACTAGAGTTGATTTTTCGGAAGGTGGCATCTCGGTTTGAATCACATATCCAAGGAAGAAGAAGTACACGAAGGTCATCAAGGACAAGCTCAGTAGGCTCATCATGGATGGTGATGTTGTCGTACTCTCCCAATAGTTGTTTAGGAGCATTGATTCTCAGGGTATTCTTGAAGTAGATGTCATGATTACCCACGAGCATATGCAGTTTTACACCCATCTCTTGTAGAGGGGTGAACCACATATCCTTTGCTGCATCAAGAGAATTGAAGTTGATACTCTTGCGCTTGTCGAAAGTATCTCCAAGGGCAATGACAGTATCAATATTGTATGCCTTAATAAAAGGAATGACAACTTTACTATAGAATTGCTTATACTTTTCTACGAATGCAAGGTGGTCATTCCGTACACCGAAGTGCTGGTCAGTTATCAGAAGGATTTTCATTCTTACCCTGTTCTAAATCACGAAGTCTTTTGCGCCAATAACCGCGCTCATTGTCATCACTGCACGAGTTGTCTCGTTCAATTGATTCTTGAAGTTCTTCCAGTCCATCTTTTGCCATTAGAGTTTACCTCCAACTACACCACTATTTACCACACGAGTGTAATCATCGAGGTTACCTTCTTGCAAAGCTTTAAGATGCCAACGGGTTGTGGTGAGGACATCATTATACCCAAGTCCAGTAATAAAGTGCTGTCCCAAGGGGTTTTTTAGAACACTGGTATGAAGACCGAAACGAGTCTTTATAATGTAGAATGCATCATCAATCCACTCTACATCTTCAGGAATTTCTTTCTCTGTGGTGCCACCAAACGAAGTAGAAAGTTTAATCTCAGGTTTTGTTTCGGTCATTAATAACTTCTGGAGTTCGACTCGATGCGATACTTGATGCTATTATAGTCCGAACTGCCTTCGCCGTCAACGGAAAACACCTGCTCGTATCCGCTGCGTTCAATAATTTTATCTTTAATGTCCATTTGACGCTTCTCCTTAGCGATGCGACGGAGGAAAGCGTAGTATACAATCTGAGTGAAGTATGCAAAAGGATTCTTCGACTTCTCAGGATTGAAGTTGTCAATGTATTGAATACAGTTTTCTACTCCATCACAAATCATGTCATCCTTATACATGTAGTTGATGAAGTTAGGTCTGTATGAAAGGTGAGTTGCAATCTTCAGGAAGCAATCACCGATGTAATTGTTTACACGGGGTTTGGGTTTACCTCTTATCTCTGCAATTTCCACATGCTCCTTATACCTGACCAGTTCATCCAAGAACTTCTTGTTGTCAACATAATGTTGTTTCTTTTTAGCAGGCATAGGAGTATATGTCATGTTATGATTTCATGATTATCCATACTGTATCATAATGATAATGATTTGTCAACTTGACAAGATATCAAATTATTAGTAGAATAACTCTGTAAGGGTTCAAGGGCAACTTAGCTTTTATTTCTTGAAGAGTTTCTCAAAGAGACGACGAGCGTCTTCAACTTTTCCAAGAGACCCCATCTCTTTGTCGGGGTCAACCCTTGCTTCATCATTATCAAGGTCCTTTGGGTCTTGACCGTTGATGTACAGTTGATACATCATCCTCATCTCAGGACTGAGTTCTGCCATTGTCAGAATGTCTTTCTGTCTGAGGATAAAGAAGTCTTCGTCAGAGAACTGCATCCAGCGGGTGAACCCCATACCTTTGACAGCCTTCTCTTCACTCACTTCCTTAGTAAATACTGCAACTTCAACTGGGTCAGTAATAAAGACAACAGAATCTTGTAGGTCATCGTCAAAACTAACCAATGCTTTGGTTAAAATGTCAATACCTGTTGATAGTTTAATAATGCAGTAAAATTCTTCGTCGTGTCTTACGTAATTAAGCATAAGTTACCTTAGTTTTACGTCTATGATTTCATAATCAAAGTTTTCCTCATTGTATACTTTAATCCTCTCAAGCAGATGACCTAAAGTAAAATTGCGTCGTCCACCGCGAGAGATGTCATCAGCAATATCATAGAGAGTAGCTTTGGATTTATTTTTTCCTTTCCTTAGAACACGACCTATAGATTGAAGGTTCCTCACTCTGGACTTAGAAGGAGAGGCAAAAATAACGTTATGTAAGTTCTTAATGTTGATGCCCGTTGAAAACGTGCCGTATGAAGCAACGATAATTGCATTGCTTGCTTGTTCTGTGAGAGCTCTGATTTCCTCTCGCTCCTCAACGTCAACACCACCGTATACAAGATACGTTGGTCTTTCTGTGGAACTATTTATCATCTCGTAAAGAGGCAGTCCGTGGCGTTCTACATAGTTAAAGAGGATGAGAGTGTTCCCTGGTAAATCTGCTGCAAGATTACGGATGAATTTATTTCGTCCATCGTGTGATGTGATGTACTCCATTTCATCCTGATAAGATGAGAACGCTTGATATTCATGTTTCAATAGTAATATCTTTACCTTCAGGTCAGCGACGTGACCTTCCTTCATTAAATCTTTTGTTCGTGTGACTTGACTGCACTTACCAAACAAACCTTCCAAAACAAGTTGATTGGTTTCCAAACCATCTAGTGTTCCTGTGAATCCAACTCGATACTTACACTCATGCAGTTTCCCCATCAAAGAAGTAAGAGATTTAGCTTTGAATTGGTGCGCCTCGTCACCGATAACAACGTCAAACCTATCAAACCACTTTCGAGGTTCCTTGTAGATAGATTGCCAAGTGGTAATTACTACCTGATGCTTCGTGTATTTTTCTTGCCCCGCATATATTTTATGGCAATATTCGGACGCCATCCATCCGTATTCCTCAAAGTCCTTGTACATCTGCTCGACAAGAGAGGTAGTAGGGACGACGATTAGAACGTTTCTATCAGAGTTGACGTGATATCTGACAAGAGAGTAAATCATCAAGGACTTGCCAGACGCTGTAGGTGATAGTAAGAGTCTGCGGTTATACCGCAGTGCCTCATACACCGCCATGTACTGATACGGGCGGACTTTATGCGGCAGATTTAGAGAACGAATGAATCCAGCAACACCCTCAGGTGTAATCATTTCGTTCTCATCTGTCGGAGAACCAAAGAATTTACAGTCTTCGATACTATACTCGTACCCACGTTCCTTCAACCACTCGACGAGGTACGGGTATAGACCGACATATATTTCTCCTGTTCCAGGAGAATACAATCTGATTTTTCCATCCCACTTTCTATAGCGTGGGTTTCCTTTCATGAACTTTGCTTGGGGTACATCAAAGCAAAAGTAATCTGCTAATTCGTACCCCACATGAGGTTCACACGTTACCCTCAGAAATACTTCGTTCTTCTTCTTGATTGATACGCTCATTAGAAACCATTCTTAAATTTCTCCCACTCAATAGCGTTTTTAATTTGGTACGTGCGATTGTTGATTTGTCGTAAAACGCTATCGAGATACGAGAGTGTCTCTTCTATGTATCCGACCTTAAGGCGCGTCTTTTGAACCTCTTCATCTGCTTCGATGAACATGTCAACTTCATCTTTAGATGTCAATTTATAGTCAAATGGCATCTCTGCATACAGTTTTGCTGGTGCCTTACCCTTGTAGTAGAGCCATTTGTCGCGGGTAAGTGTCTTGAGTTTTGATTCGTTCTCTCTCTTCATGAGAGCAAACGTAGTGTACAATTCCATATACTTCATGTGAAGTGATGGAATCTTTGTGGATTCTTGACAGAGGAGGTCAGAGTCAATCTGACTGTCCCTTTTCCACATTTCTTGTATTTGTTCTAGATTCATAATAAAAACCAATTGCCCAGTCGTTCCAATCCCCACTATAATCCCAGGGGTCTGGTGTCAGTGGTGCTCGTTCCCGTACTTCAGTGTCCACTCCCTTTTCATTGCTCCCAGTGCCCATGCTTGACTCAGGCACTTCGGACCCTCCGTCAACAAACGGCGCTGATATTCGGAGAGTTGGGAGCCCTTCCACGTCAGATACTCGTTCCTCCACGATTGGTTGTCGCTCATCTTTTTCCCATTGAGTTACTATTTTTTCCGCCTGTTTATCAACAGACGCCATTTCCAAATCTACTTTACCATCGACCCATTTCTCTCGCAACCATTCAATAAATCCTAGTGCGAGATGATTGATGGGGAACTTTTGGTTGTTCGCCCAACGTTTAGATTTTGTGTACCAAGTGTCTTCACCACCCCATTGATGCTCGAATGTATATTCAACTTTAGCATCATCACGAAGTTTCATGTTACTCCTTTCTGCGAGCTTGTTTATTTGGTTGTCTGATTTCGTAAATTGAATACGCAAACTCTACTTCTGCGGTGAAGTAATTGTTGTCTGTGTTTGTAACGTCAAACTGCAGTGTACTCAGAGAAGTTGGGAACAAGTTCTTGAACACAACATCAAAGTTTGAACGGAAGTTGTTGTTAAGTACCTGCAGAGTTGCGTCTGAGGTTAGTGTTTGAAAGTCTGTACCTCCGATACCTGCGTTAGTAGTATCGTTCTCATCAATCCATACACGTCTTTCACCAAGAGAGTCTGGCGTGCCCAAAGCACGAATCCAGTTTTGGAGTTGCAAATAGTTTTCTAGGTTCTCATCTACCAAGAAATTCATAGAAAAATTATCATACTGGGCATTACCATCAATCGGATACGAAAGAAGACCTCTTGTTGGAATAGCAATTTCACCCACGCCAATGCGAGGGATAGATGCAGACTGTGCTAAGAAAGCAACCTTAGGTGCTCTCTGCAGTACAAACTTAAATCCAATCGGTGATAGAAAGTTTCTATTTGTTAGTTGTTCTTCGTACCAGTTAGATGCCATGGTTACTTAGTATCTTTCTTTTTCTTTTTGTCTGCTGCCATCTTCAGATACTTCTCAGAAGCAAAATCTGTGATGAGAGTCATCCCAGACTTGATAAAGTCTTTACCTTTATCTACTGGTGAGTTAGCCATTGTTCCTCCTAACCTATTGATATTTAGGTAAAAAAATAGGGGGTCCGAAAACCCCCTACACTTCCTTCACACGGTATATTATTTATAAAGGAACCCAAAAAGAAGCGCCCCCGTTTTGGAGACGCTTCTTAAGTGCTTGACGGCGTGCCTTTGCTTGTCGCAATGCCTGGGGTTTGAGTTTTCGTTTTTGCTCCTTCTTGGAGTGGTGTTGCCAGTTGGGTTTGTTCATGGTCCTAGTATAGCATAAAAAAAGGGACCCGAAGGTCCCTTGATGGTATGTGAACCGATATCACATGAGGTTTGCAACCTGTACGCGACGATAGTAGCGGTTGGTGTTTGCGGTGAGAGCGCCGCTGCCTTGGGTGAGACCCTGTGCGAAGGGGTTCGAGACCATGCCGTAGCGGGTCTTGAAGCCAATCTTCGGTTGGAAGGTGTTGGGGTCGATAGCACGAACTTGCTGCAGGGGGACGTAGGGGCAGTAGAACAGACCTGCGTCGTAAGGGGAAGAACCCTTATAACCCATGACATAGAAGTGCTTGTCAGCAACGTTAGCAGAGTAGGGGTCAACATAGACCTTAATCTTGCCGTTCAGAGTACCAACCAGGGTGCTGGAGGTATCATCAACGCCTGCGAGACCGTTGTTGCCGTTCAGAGCGGGGGTGTAATCCAGGACACCAGCCATGCCAAGTGCCGAAGCAACGTCAGCAGAGCAGATGAGGATGTTGCCCTTCCCGCGACGAGTTTGCTGACCGATTGCGTTAGCATCGCGCTCGATTTGGAACAGCAGACCCTTGAACTTCTCAACGCTCCAGCGACCGTTGGAGTCAACGTCGAGGTCAAAGATACCAGCGGTAGCGGTGTTGTTCTGAGCACCAGCGACAGCGTTAACGTAGATGGTACGAACGACTTCGCGGTTGATTTCAGCGAGGATTTCGGTGCTGAGGATGTTGCTCAGTTCGCCTTCAGCATCCAGACCATGGATTGCTTTCAGGTCTTGAGCCAGCTCAAGGCTGTACTCAGCTTTCAGCGCACGAGACTTAGCGGTCACAGTGACCTTCTCGATGCTGAAACCCATTTCGCGGAATTCAGTACCAGTCTCGCCCAGTGCCTCAGCGGTGGCAGTTGCCATGCCTTGTGCATCGCCAGTCAGCTCATAGGTGCCAGGGGTGCCGTCGTTAAGAACAGCGGGGTTGTTACCCTCAGCATCGTTGTTAGCAGACGAAGAAGCGCCAGGGTCATAGCCAGTGCCAGAACCACCAGAGAAGCCAGCGTTGGGCTCGTTGAAGAATGCCTCGTCGTAACCAGCAGCAGCGGGGTTCCGCTCGGTGCCGTAGTTGGAGCGCATTGCGAAGATGAGGCCAGTAGGACCAGTCATCGGTTGAACGCCTGCGATGTCATAAGCAATCAGCTTAGGCATCGAGCGGCGGATGAGGCTGATGAGTACGGGGTCGAAACCAGCAACAGGACCAGTAGGAGTGCTGCTGCCGCTATAACCTGTGCCACCCAGGCTGTTGGTGGGTGCCTCAGTCAGCATTTGTGCTTCTTCGACAGAAGCGCGTTCTTGGTTTTCCAGAAGTTGAGCAATTACGCCACGCTTATGAGAATCGGTGATTTGGTCAACGGACTCATGGTTCAGGACGGGTGCCCACTTCTCTTGGAGTTGTTTGATGTTAGACATTTAACTTTTCCTTAGAGTTGTAGTATTAACTAGAATAATCAATTACCAGACCAACGAGCAATTGCATCGACGTACTTATTCATCGAAGCAGAATAGTTGGCGGTTTCTTCTACCAAAGGTTGTGCATCTTCGGTTGGGTCAGCAGTCGTTGACTCTTGAACCTTACGGTTGAAGTACGACGCTTTGATAGTATCGATTTTATTTCTAAAATCTTCTTCACTTTCAAACTCAACACCCTCAGCTAACTTAAACAGCTTCTCTTTTTGAGTCTCTGTGAGACCAGAAGCACATTCATTCACAATCCCATCTCTTACGTAGACGCCAATCTCCTTATGAAGACCAACGTTTGCTTCGATTTGCTCGTTGAGTTTTTGTTCCATTTCATCAATCTGCTCAACCATGCCATCAAGCAGGTTGAACTTCTCTTCAGGAACACCAAAGTTGTGTTCAATGAAAAGGCTCTTTAGACCAGAGAAGAAAGACTCTGCCATTTCGTTCTTAATGCCGTGCTCGATGGCGAGAGCATTCTCTTCCATCCATGTTGCAACAGCATAAGACAGGTAGTCTTCGACCTTCTCGGTCAATTCTGTTTTGAGTTTAACGACTTCTTGGTCGAAAGACGCTTCCAATGCTTCTTGAATGACAGCGACTTCTTCGTTAACACGGGAAGTTACTGCTGCTTCAAAGATTGTGCGTGCTTTGTCTCTAAATTCTTCGGAGAGTTCTTCACCAGCGACAAGAGCGTCAACATCTTCACTAAAGTCGTACTCGGACTCAGTGATTGTTTCTTCTTGGTCACTTTCTGTCTCCTCCATCTTTGCGGATGCGGCGGAAGGCTTAGTCTTAAGGGTCTTGTCACCCTCAGTCTTTACGGGTGCTGCAGCTGCAGACCCCAGGTTCTTAGTACCCTTAGCTCCTTCCATAGAATCAGAGTCACTACCGCCGATGCTGGTATGATTAGCACCCGACGAATCCATTTTCTCAGCGGGCTTAGCGCCCTTTTTGATTGCGGCAACACCTGTAGCGGCTTCTTCTGAAACTGCTTCTTCGGACATGTGTGCCTCAAACTCTTTGTCAAGGGTTTCGGACATTTTGGTCTCTCCGTTAGATAGCATTAGCTTTTCTATGATTATTTATACATTACAAACTTTGTAGGAATGACTTGAACGCGGAAATCTTGCGCTCCTGAAGGTTGATTAAAGTTGCTTCATCAAGTTCTTGTTTGATTTTTGCAACTTGTGCTTCCTTCAGGATGCCGTTATCCCACACCCATTCCCTTCCTTCCATAATTCCCTCAACAAATGCATCAGGAGCAGAAGGGTCAGCAACGATGTCTGCAGCCGTTGCCAACATGAAGTCTTCACCGACAATAGAGACACCCTCTTTCGTGGAGATGGAACCCATTCCACGGGAGGACACGCCAAGTTTTACACCTTCATCAAGGAGATTCTTGGCGATTTTTCCCATAGGGGTCTCAAGAATCTTCGCTCTGCCGATGAAGTTATTACCTTCTTGCTTGAGCGATGTAATTTTGTGTGAAACGCGGTCGAGGTTCAGAGTTGGACCATCGGGATGACCCAGTTCTCCAAGTGCGCGACCTTTGCTGATAAAGTTCTCATCATATTTAGCAACTTCCCGAGCAAGTACATTTACAGGGTACATGCGGTTGTTGCGGTTGGTGATTTCACCCTGCAGGAAAATGCCCTCAATAAAATGAGATTTCTTACCTTCGTTCTCTTCAGTAATAAATTGAACGTCTGTAATTTCTTCAGCTATAAGTTTCATCGGTTGGTTCCTCTGTTTCTTGTTCCTCAGGTTCAGTACCTGGGATGTCGGTATTATCAGGCAGTTCGTCCGTCAACTCGTCTGCAACTGCTTGCGCGGTTTGGTCGAGATTAAATCCCCACTCCCCTGCAAACTCAACCTTCTTTTGCTGTACAGCGTCGAAAGCTTTCTGTTGCATCACATCGGTAGCGCGTTGCAAAGTTGCTACACGATTATCATCAAAAATTGCATCAACGATATCGGCGGCAGAAAAGGTGGGTTCTTCAACACCACCTTCTACCTGACTATCATCAACATCATTATTAAGCTCTGTGTCACTCATTACAAAACCAGTCGAACTATAATATATTTATAGACTTAGAATTCCGCCATTCTGCGGTCTTCTTCATCAACGTCCTCTTCAGGGTTAGGTTCCGCAGCAGGTGCTTCTGCCTCAGGTGCCATTCCCATCATTGGGTCTTCCATTGCAGCAGGGTCTTGAATAATCCCTTCTTCAATTTCGCGTTGAATCTGTTCGTCAATTTCTTCAAACTCTCCGTCAGTCTGCTTCAGAATTTGCTTCCGCAGATATTCAACAGAGAAGTACTTACCAACGTAGGGGTCAAGTTGATTGACAACACCCATACGCTCGTTCATGATTTCGATTTGCTTCAGTTCGTTATAGTACGAGTCCGCAACATAGTCGAACTGAATCTGTTCCTTCATCTCATCCCAGTCTTCAATCGATACGATACCTTTCAGTACCAACTGAGTCTTGAGAAGGTCAAGGAACAATTCTGAGAAACGCTTACGGAGACGGGCGATGAACTTCTGGAACTTAACTTCATCGCGGGTAATTTCCGCAGCACGACCAATGTTAAAAGTGTTCTCAGTTTCAATTCTACTTACAGGAACGTTAAGTGCCTTGAACAGTTTCTTCTGAAAATACTTAACATCTTCAAGTTCGCCAAGGTTCTGACCACCAGGAAGCGTAGTGATTTCTGTACCCCTACCACCTTCACGGCGAGGAAGCCAGAAATCTTCCATCATGGACATGAACTTTTTGTCGTCCTTGATTTCACCAGTGCTTGCATCGTAAACCAACTTGTTACGATAGCGACCCATAACTTCACGGAGATATTGCTCCGCTTTTTGCTTAGGCAGGTTACCCACATCAATGTAGAAAATTCTACGCTCGGGTGCTCTACTCAAACGATAGATGACAAGAGAGTCTTCAATCATCCGCAGTTGGTTTACTGCTTTGATTGCTTTATGGAGATGAGAAAGAACCATGTTCTTATTCAAATCCATGATTCCACTATGAGTATATGAAATGGAATCGGCGGCAACTCTAATGCCTTGTGACTGAACGCCTTGAGTACTAGAAGACTTCAGACCTTTGGGGTTGTACAGATAATACTCTGCAGTTCTTGCGGTCAATGCATCGTTAATACTTTGACCATCTGCGACAGCACGGTTTGGTTTAGATTCAATTTCAGTAATCTTACGAATTTTTCTGGGGTCAATATAACGGAGTTCCGTCATACCATCGCCAGGGTTCTTCGGGTCAATAACCTTATGATAAAAAAGTCTCCCGTCAACATACCAGCGACGGAAGATTTCATAACATCTGTTATCAAAATCAAGAAGAGTCAATACGTGATTGAACTCCTCACGAATCATCTTCTTGATTTTATCAGATACTTTAAGGTTGGACAGTTCCACTTGTACGGGAACGTCGTCCAGATTACCAAAGATTGCTTCGTTTACAATATCGTCAACTGCTGCGTCACACTCTGGTTGCATAATCATTTCCCGATAACGGGAGATAAGTTCCCATTCGTTTCGGATAGTACCATCCAAATCGATTGCATAACCATAGTGACCACCTCCAGCAACGGGGTATGACCCGTCGAGGTTGTCTTTTTGAACAAAAGAAGGTCCCTTTGGAACCTTCTTCGCTCTCTCAATAGAGAAACCAAATAGTTGCGACATTCTAAAACCAGTGTCTGTTCCTGATATTATTTATCAGGTTAGAAATCACTCCTCTGCGGGAGTCCAGTACTGGACCTGCAGCTCTACAGTGAACTCTTGAATTGCGTCATTGCTGCCGAAGTCAAGGTCGATTGCGGAGATATTGCTCGGGAAGACGTTATAGAATTTATAAGACTTGAGGGTCTTAGGATTCTCGCCGTCCTTAACGTCGCGGGAAAGTTGGTGAACCATCATGTCGGAGAAGTAACCAGTTGCATCCTGGTCATCTCCAAGACCTGCAGCAGCAGTGAAGTTCTCGTTAGATGCTTGAATTGCTTCCAACCAAACTTCAAATGCAGTTCTCAGGGAGAACTTGCTGTCGTTCATGACTGTGATGGTCCAAGGCTCGAATGTTCTGTCGCCTGCAATTTTTAGTACACGACCACGGAAAGGAACTTCGATTACCCCCATTGTGGAGGAGGGCAGGTTCGCTGCCCTTACAGTAAACTTTCCGAGTTCAGTGAGACCAGTGTTAGTGATGATGGACTGGGGGAAAGTAAGGTCTACTTGGAATAGATTAGGACGTGCAAAGTCCGCCTGTACTCTCGCCTTAAAATCATCTAGAGTGCCTCTTACTGCCATTGTTCTTTATGCTCCTGTATGAAACTATTTAGATTAAGACGCAATTTCAGAGAAGGCTACGCCAGTTCTGGTTGCGGTGAAGGTCAGGGTGATAAAGTTGATGGTGCGGGTGGGCTTAACGTAGATTTCTGCGTAGAACTCACCACGGTCAACGGAATCGGGCGGGTTGTTGTCTTCATCGCACTTGACGAGGAAGTCAGTTACACCACGACGACCTTGGACATCACGGAGATAAGGCTCAACAATGTTACGGAACAGTGTACGAGAAGTTTCGTCGTTTTGCTCGAACAGTTGTGAACGTGCTGCCGTTTTGATAACGCGCTCGATGGTCAGGAAGAGACGACGTACGTTGATGCGGTCGAATGCAGAAGCGAAACCTTGTGCAGTCTTGTCACCAAACAGAACTACGCCTTGACCAGGGAACGAAACGATGGGGTTAACCCGTGCAGCGTACAGTTTGTCACGCTGAGTCTTATTGGGGGAGAATGCTAGTTTGATTGCATTTCTCATAACACCGCGAGCGAAACCTGCGGGAGAGAACCAGGGGTCAGCAACGTTACCAGTCTCAAGGCAGAGACCTGCAATGTCACCGTTGCAAGGTACATAACGATAGACATCATTGTACTTATCGTAGATGTACTTGTAACCAGCATCGAATACACCGTAAGAAGTACCAGGCAGAGCATCGAAGAATTCGACAATCTTATTGGTGATTTCGGTGGTATCGGTACGACCGATGATGTTGCTTCTCATCGGAGAAACAAATGCCAGACAATCCTTACGTGCCGAAGCAATGTTCAGAACGATGTTTGCCTTAGCAGCTGCCGAGGAGTTATCAGCACCAGAAGGACCACACAGAATGAAGTCAACGTTCTGGGACTCAGGGTCGGCAATCAGGTCATATGCTGTCGAGAAGTTTGCAGTGGTGTTGCTTACAGTATCAGCGCCGCCACCAAACTCATACTTGACAGTTGCAGAGTTCCAGGAATCAAGCATCCGAGCACCAGTAACATCGATGTTAATACCATCGGAATTACGGAGGATGTTGAAGGTTCTGTTTGCTGCAGCTTCGCCCCACTGACCAGCGGTCAGGGTAGCACCAACTTGCATAACAGCTGTTTCATGGGAACCCTGATAAAGATATGCAGACTTCTCCTTCAGAACACGAGCGTAGTAGTTATCTTCGCCAATCGTGGTTTTAGCATCGAGTGCTTTCGATACGCCGAGGAACTTCTCAAGGAGAGTACCAGGAGTACCTGTCAGTTTACCATCGAAGTCAATGACCAGGATGTGCAGTTCGTCATCAACGCCACCCTTTTGCTCAACAAAACGAGTAGTGCCAGGACGACCAGCAACAGATGCCCAACGAGCGCCAGGTGCATACTCTCTGGTGTCGTACTCGCTAACGATTGTGTCGATTGCGACGATGTTAGCAGCGGTCAGAGGAGTAACTGCATCAATCTGGTCATCCGTCAGGGCGTCGCTAACAGCAAAGTTGCCAGTGGAAGCATCATCCTGCTTGATATACAGAATACGCTCAACACCTGTGATGGTTGCAGAAGCAGATACAACGTTAGACAGAGACTGACTGATAACGTCAGTTGCTTCGATAACGTGTGCAAAGGGGTGAACTGCCTGAGCAGCAGAAGTGTCGAAGAAGACTTCCAACTTCTTATTAGCAGCATCATACGAACGAACGCTGATGCCAGTGAAGTCACTAGAACCATCATTGACGTTTGTCTCGTCGATGCTGGCATCTCCAGTAACTTTGAATGTACCAACAACATTATCCAGAGTCAGGATAACGCTATACTTATATACCTTACCAGTTGCAGTAGTACCACCAGAACCAGATGCTGTAAGCTCATGGTCCAGGGGGAACAGAGGTTCTGCGGTTACGGTTGCGTCAGGAGTGACGTGTGCTTTCCAATCGGGACCAGCATCGGTAACATAAACGCGAACGCTATTGCCATAGGTTCCAGGAGTTCTTACTGCATACTCCCATGCGTTTGTGTTACTGGTTTCATATGTGGTCTCATACTCTTGCAGGTTTTTAATCTTAACTGCGTTACCTGCACCAGCGTTTGCTGCTGCATCATAAGCACTGATAGCATTCTTCAAAGAAGCTGCATCAGTACGAATGGTTTTAAGAGTACCACCATAGCTCAGAAACTGAGCAGCGGTGAACCATGCTTCATAGTTGTCATTATTTGGTTTGCCAAATTTCGCAACAAGATTCCTCTCATTGGAAATTTCAACGATTTCTTCTACAGGTCCGCGTTCAAACGGGGCGGCGAGAGCACCGACATTTGCTACAGCAGCGGTAGATACTGTAGTGAAATCCCTTTCCTGAACGACTACACCTGGCGATAGTTGCGAAACTGCCATGTTACTTTTTCTCCTACAATTTGTTGTTGTGGATTTCTATAGTTATTTATTATTTTGAAACTTTACCTAACGGTATTCCCACATGTAGGCGCGGTCTCCATACTCGTCTGTGTGCCAGACATCTCCACCTTCCACAAAACTATCCGCACTTAATCCGTCATCAATGAATCCAAAGGGAGCCATGTCTTCTTCAATCGACTCTCTCTGGTCCTCAAAAATTCTCTGACGAATATCATCATCATGCAACTCTTTGAAGTATGGTTGCATCGTCAACCAAGAGAAAATAACCAAACACATTGCAAGGTCATCATTACATCCCTCTTCTGCTTGGAATGTTTGACCTTTTTCAATGAAAGTAGTTAGCTCTGAAATAATATCATAATCTTTAATTACAAGTTTATCTTCTTCAATAACTGCCTTGAGGTTAGAGCATCCAACCTTCTTAACTGCGGTAGACATTTTGACACCAAGTTGCACCTTGCCGCCAGAGAATCCTTGACCTACAACCTGTCCTGCGCGACCACGCATAGAAGACATCAACAGGTTATCATACTCCAAATCAAATTGAATGATGTCTGCTACCTGACCACCAACATCATTCACTTCAACTAGAATGTAAGCATGATTGTAATTTTTTGCCACATCTACAATGATGTTGGGGAACATCATTGGTTTGATTGTATTACTCCTATACTTAGCAACTAACTGATACGGGAAGGACGTTGTATCTACCACAACAAATGCGGAATAGTCGTTAGCAACACCACGAGCAACGTCGGCACATATTACATAAGAGTGCCCTTCTTTCACCTTCTCAAAAATATCTAAACCTTTATTGCGTACCAGAGGTTCTTCATAAACCATCGTCCGCAACTTACTAGGACTAATCAGTGTGTCAACAGAACCAAGGAACTCACACTCAAACTCAACCTTGAACTGTGCTTCTGATGTGTTCCTGATAGTTTGTTCTTTCCATGCAGCATCTCTCCCTGGTACTTCAGACCAGTGAACCTCTGTTGCAACATATTCATTCTTCTGGCGTTCCGCATCATGCCACAACTTGTAGAACATGTTCATGCCGTGAGGCGTGGAGATGATGATTACCTTGGTAGATTTACCAGATGAAATAGTAGGATAAACAGAACTAAAGAACTGGTCAGCGATATGATTCGGAATGAACGCGAATTCGTCCAGAAAAATGACGTTAAAAGACATACCCCTGACGGCACTAGCAGAAGTAGATGCAGCCAGGATTTTACTTCCATTTTCCAATTCCAGACTACCTCTGTTCCATTGGAGGATTCCTTGCTGGAGCCACTTGGGGAGGTTTTCATATGATAGTTGCAGACGTTGTAACATCTCTCTAGCAGTCGCTGCTTTGTTAGCGAGGATTGCTACGTTGACGTTTGAGTTGAACAGAGCATAATGCAGCAGATATGAGACAACAGTAGTTGACTTACCAGACTGCCGAGGTAACTTTGCAATATTGAATCGATTGTTATGGAACCGATTCAACATATTCTTTTGAAAGTCGTACATCTCAAATGGTACGAGACCTTCGTCAAGAGACACAATCTTGATGTAATTCTCTACGAAATACACGGGGTCTTCACTACATTTGATAAACTCCTCAACCTGCTCAGGAGTAAAATCAATTGTAGTATTTGCCTTCTTTAGATTGGGGTTACCAAGATACTGCTCGTTATTACTCATTGTCTGTCAATCTCTGGGTGATTCTGGAATACGATGCTAAATCTACCAACTCCCTGGTGGAACTTGTTAGGTGCTCTACCACCATGAATCATAGAACCAGGAAAGATAACCAACCTGCCTGGTTTGGGAATGACTGCTGCACCAATCTCTTCATCTTCAATAAAGACAGTCTCTCCGCCCCAGGAGAAATCCCACATCTTATTACCATACACCATAAAACTTACAGCGTCTTCACTATTACCGTCAATATGCAACTGCGCTGAATCTCCGTATCTAAAGCAGTTGTACAGAACACGGTGAAACTTAGGAATGTTCATACTAGGAAGTCTTTCCTTGAACATTTCAATAAGCATATACTCAGTTGCACCAAATTCTGGTGGTGTGTATAGCTTACCAAGAGACCAAGAGTTTCTCTCTTCGCCTGGTTTATCATAAATCATCTCCCAATGCTTAAACATTGTGAGGTAATTATCCAGTCTCTCAATTTCATCACGTTGAAGAAAATCATCAATGATGATGACTCTCCCCAGGGTTTTCATCTGCATCGTCAAATTCATTCATTGCCATACGTATTATGTAGACAACTATGTAAAGGACCCCTGCCAGAAGAAGAAGTAAGGAGAAGATGATACTCCAGGTGGGGTCATTAACATCATTTAATGGTTTGAGTATATGCAACATTCTTCTGTGAAGCAATTAAGTTTCTTCATCATCTTCGTGGTCGTAAGTTAAACGACAATCCCACAATGAATCATCCCAATCTGGTTCATAGATGGGACAAGGTTCCTCAAAGAGATGTGCAAGATGTAATTCATGGATTCTCTCTCTGAGTTGCTTATGCAAATCGTGGGATTTCATTATGGATTGTGATTTCTACCGTCTTTAATTTTATTATATCCCCAGACTGCGAGGGTGCCGATACCTAGACCAGCAATACAGCAAAAAAACATATGAATAAGGTGTTCAAAGGTTGAGTGGTCAGCGTGGTTCATCCGAAATACATTACAGAGAGTGTGAAGATAACAAAGATGA